GTTGCTTCCAAAGGCAAAACCAAAGCCAAGCAGATCAAAATGAAAAGCGGCGGCATGGCTTGCTAGGAGAACAACATGAAGATGCGTAAATTTGAAAAAGGTGGCTTTGCCTTTTCTGAAGACTCTGACGAAAATAGAGATCGTCTAGGCGATTTTATTGTAAAAAAAGATTTAGATCGCGTGTCCGTAAACGAAGTTGCCGATGATGAGAAGGTGGTTACGGATGATCGGATTGCTAGGACAAGTCCAGCAGCAGTGCCAAAAGCCAAACCTGCAATAGTCACCCTGCAACAATTAAATGCGTTTAAAGCAAAGTATGGCGCTGACAAAGATTTAACAGACTACATGAACGACCAAGCAGGGGGGCTAAAACGTAAAAACGCTCCTGCCGCCGATACTTTCAAGGCTTTTGATAAAGAGCAACAGTACCAAAGAGCACAAGAAGCCGCACAAACTCCAGAGGGAAAAGCCAAAAGAGCCGCAATGGAAAAGTCGCAGGCGGTAGAAAATGTGTACCCTGAGCAGGCTCTTTTGGGTGGAGCGGGTTTTGGTATTAAAAGTATTGCTAAAGCGGCTCAAAATTTAGCCAATCGCGGCGGTGTTAAAGAAGTTGCAAAACGGGTAGAGCCAACCTTTAGAGAAGTAGAAAAGCAATTGGCGCTTCCAAAACCAACACCAAGGCTTGGCTACGATAAAGCTGGCGCTAAAGCCGCAGAGCGTAGTGGGCGTGCCGCAGAACAACGAGCAGAAATGCTAAAAGAAAACGCACGCCGTTCTGGCTTGCGTGAAGATGCTTCCGCAGAAACGCTTAAAGCTGTCCGTGATAAATTAGGTGGTGACAAGTTTACGGTGATGAAACGTGGGGGTTCAGTCCAAGGCTACGCATCTGGTGGCTCAGTCTCAGCATCCCGCCGGGGTGATGGCATAGCTCAACGGGGTAAGACCCGTGGAAAGATGTGCTGATATGGCAACCTCCGCAGGGCCAAAGCAAGTAGCGCAGTCTTTAAAAAAAGCTGGGTTTTATGGCGCAAGTAAACCCAAACGGCTTGGTATCATTAACAAGGTCACAACCAAACCTCAACGGATAGAGATGGTTGACAAGCTGTTTCTAGCCAAGAAACCCAAAGGCGGTGCTAAATGAGAGCCTCACGTGGCATGGGGGCCATTGACCCCAGCAAGATGCCCACAGGCAAGCGCAAGAAGCGCCGTGATGACACTGATTTCACGCAGTACAAAGAGGGTGGTGAGGTGAAGTCAAAGGTGAATGAAGCTGGCAATTACACCAAGCCTGATCTGCGTAAACAGATTTTCAACAGCATCAAAGCTGCTGCTGTGCAAGGTACAGGTGCTGGTCAGTGGTCAGCTAGGAAAGCTCAGTTGATGGCTAAACGATATAAGGCCGCAGGTGGCGGGTATACAGATTGAAAGCTCCGCAGCAATCCCTGAAAGATTGGGGTGACCAAAAATGGAGAACCAAAAGTGGAAAACCGTCGAGTAAGACGGGCGAGAGGTACTTGCCTGAAGCGGCTATCAAGTCTTTGTCCCCAGCGGAGTATGCAGCGACAACCAAAGCCAAAAGAGCAGGTAAAGCCAGTGGAAAACAATTTGTAGCACAGCCTAAAACGATTGCCAAGAAAACAGCAGGGTTTCGATAATGTCACCAATGAACACGGGAAATTCAAGGTCGCAGTTTAATCAACAGCAACCTCAACAAGGTGGCTTTGGTCAACAAGGTGGCTTTGGTCGTCAACAGCCACAACAGAACTTTGGCTATGGTCAACAACAGGGCTTTGGGCAACAAGGCATGGGTGGCTACGGTCAACAGCAGCCGCAATTTGGGGGTTACGGTCAGCAACAAGGCTTTGGAGGTTACGGTCAACAAGGTGGGTTTGGTCAGCAACAAGGCTTTGGAGGCTATGGACAGCAAGGTGGTTTTGGTGGCTACGGACAGCAGCAAGGTTTCGGAGGCTACGGACAGCAACAAGGCTACGGACAGCAAGGTGGTTTTGGAGGTTATGGTCAGCAACAAGGCTATGGTGGCTATGGTGGCATGGGTGGCTATGGTCAGCAACAAGGCTATGGTCAACAGCAGGGCTACGGTGGCTACGGGCAACCACAAGGTTACGGAGGCTACGGGCAACAGCAAGGCTATGGTCAACAGCAGGGCTACGGGCAACCGCAAGGCTATGGCGGTTATGGACAGCAGCAAGGCTATGGTGGCTATGGACAACCACAAGGTTACGGGCAACAGCAGGGTTACGGGGGCTATGATCAGCGGCAGGGTTATGGGCAACAGCAGCAGTACAGCCCATATCAAATGCAAAACCCATATGGCCCACCTCAACGGCAGCAACAACGGTCATCATCGCGGCAACAATTTAATCCAGAGCCAACACAGCAACAAGCTATTCCACTGCCGATGGCCGACCCGCAGCCACCAACACGACCACTCCGTGATCCACGTTACTTAGGCCAAGCACCAATGAATCATTATGTGAAAGGGACATCCTTGGCAGAACAGCAAAAAACTGAGGATCGTGATTATCAAAATTGGTTAGATCAACAGCCACCAACACAAGTAGCCAAAGACGATGCTTTTTTCCAATCCCCTGAGTACAAAGACTCCCCGTACTTTGAATACAAACGTATTGCAGAGCCAACACGGCAACAAGCTACCCCAATGCCATTTAAGGACTTGCGGCCACCAACACAAGTAGCCAAAGACGATGCTTTTTTCCAATCCCCTGAGTACAAAGCATTTCAAAATAGTTCAGCAGGCATGGGGGGCACACTCGATATGTACAACTCCCCGTACTTTGGGCAGCTAACCTCTGGCTCTTCCGGATCAGCACAAGATGCGGCTTATAGAAAATACAAAGGTATTGCAGAGCCAACACCAACATCGCCGGTAGGGCCAACACAGACAGCATCTGGCCCCGGTGGCCTTGGTGGGCTTCTTGGTGGAGTCAGAGAGAGTCCCTATGGTAGTTCAGAGAGGGATAGTTTTGGCAGTGGCGGTGGTGGTTATGACGCCTTTGGCGGCTACCGAGGGTAAAACTTTTTTAACAAAGTTTAAATTATGACTACTTCAGGCGTTTCTACTTTCGACATGGACTTGAGCGAAGTCATAGAAGACGCATTTGAACGTGCGGGTTCTGAGCTTCGCTCCGGGTATGACATGCGTACTGCACGACGCTCCCTGAACATTATGTTTGCGGATTGGGCCAACCGGGGCATCAACATGTGGACGATTGAGCAAGGATCGTTCACCTTGACTCAGGGTTTAAACACCTACGCGCTACCCACAGACACCGTGGATTTGCTTGAGCATGTCATCCGCACCGATGCCAACTCGACATCCAACCAAGCAGACCTGACCATCACCCGCATCAGCGTCAGCACCTACGCTACGCTGCCCAACAAGTTAACCCAAGCCAGACCCATCCAAGTCATGGTGCAGCGCAACTCAGGGCAAACATCCACCACAACGCTGACCTTGAATGGAGCAGTGACCGCGACAGCCACCACCATCACCCTGAGTTCAGTCATAGGACTAGCTGCTGCTGGCTACATCAAGGTAGATAACGAGATCATCTACTACGGCTACATCGTGGGCAACGTCCTGACAGACTGCGCCAGAGGGCAGGCCAACACCACCGCAGCATCACACACAAGCTCCACGGCAGTCTTTGTGTCAAACCCTCCAGCAGTGACTGTGTGGCCCACGCCTGATGGCTCCCAGACCTATACCTTCGTGTACTGGCGGCTGCGTAGGAATCAGAACGCTGGAGATGGCTCTGACACGATGGATGTGCCGTTCAGGTTTATACCCTGTGTGGCAGCAGGGCTGGCCTACTATTTGGCGCTCAAGTTGCCCAACGGCATGGAGCGTTTACAGGTATTGAAGGCACAATACGATGAAGCGTGGCAGTTGGCCCAAGATGAAGACCGAGAGAAAGCAGCGGTGCGCTTCGTGCCAAGACAGATGTTTATGTAATCATGGGCAATAGGTTTGCATCAGGTAAGAATGCGATAGCGGAGTGTGACCGCTGTGGTTTCCGTTACAAGCTGAAGGAACTGAAAAAGGAAGTTGTCAAGACTAAAACCTACAACTTGCTGGTGTGCCCAACCTGCTGGACACCGGATCAGCCTCAGTTGCAGTTGGGGATGTACCCGGTAGATGACCCACAGGCAGTGCGGGAGCCGCGCAGGGACTTGAGTTATGTGGTTTCTGGCTTGTTGGCAGACGGAAATCCGGGCGAAGGCAGCAGAATATTTCAGTGGAATTGGAACCCGGTAGGCGGGTCTAGAGAAAACGACGATGGGCTGACACCAAACTATTTGGTGGCAAAATTAGAACTTGGTTCAGTTACAGTAACTTAGGAGTCTATATGGATAAGGCAGACATGAAGCAGGACAAGAAGATGATGGCTGGGGCTGTGAATAAGCATGAAAAGCGTATGCACCCCGGTAAAACCCCAACCAAGTTTGCCCAAGGTGGCAAGACCGACATGGACATGATGAAGTACGGTCGTGGCATGGCTAAAGTGATGAACCAGAAATCTGGTCGTGGAGGTTAAGATGATCAACAACAAACAAGCAGCGGCTTACGCCAAGCCCCACACCATGTCGGGTAAAGCCGTCACGGTCGAGGCCAACCCCGGCAAGGGCAAGGACATGAGCATGTTGAACAATGCCCGTGCTTCAATTGGACGCATCACCAACCAAGAGCAACCCGGTGTGAAGACATCTGGTATCGTCACCCGTGGTAACGGTGCAGCCACTAAAGGCATCACCGCAAGAGGCCCGATGGCATGAACTACGCTGCGTTGGTTTCTGCGGTCTCCTCTTACACGGAGAACACCTTTCCTACTGTGGACATGAACTTGTTTATCACACAGGCAGAGAAGCGTATATACAACACCGTACAGATTCCAGCACTGCGTAAGAATGTAACTGGCATCACCACCGCAAGTAACAAGTATCTGGCCTGCCCTGATGATTTCCTGTCTTCTTATTCGTTGGCAGCAATAGCCCCCACCACGGGTGCGTACACCTACTTGCTGAACAAGGATGTAAACTTCATCCGGGAAGCGTACCCTAAACCAACCACCACAGGGTCACCCAAGTTCTACGCCCTGTTTGGCCCCGCCGTGGCATCTAGTGTGATTACGACAGAACTGACGTTCCTCATCGGCCCTACTCCAGACGCTGCCTACAGCATGGAGCTTCACTATTACTACTATCCCGAGTCCATCGTTACCGCATCGACCACATGGCTGGGGGACAACTACGATCCGGTTCTTCTGTATGGGACATTGGTTGAAGCCTACACCTACATGAAGGGTGAGGCAGACATGATTGGCCTGTATGATGGCAAGTACAAAGAAGCAATGGGCCAACTGAAACGTCTGGGTGATGGCCTAGAGCGTCAAGATGCCTACCGTAGTGGGCAGGCTAGGGTTCCCGTCACATGAGCATTTCTCAGACCCTGACCACATCCTTCAAGCAGCAACTGCTTCAGGGGGTGCATGATTTCTCCACAGACACCTTCTATATGGCGCTGTACACAGCCAATGCCGATATAGGGGCAGCTACCACCGTTTACACAGCGACCGGGGAGATTACAGGCACGGGCTACACCGCGACAGGTCAGGTGATGACAGGCATCTCGGTCAGTGTTACAGGCACTACGGCTTTTATAAACTTCAGCAATGTGGTCTGGACAACAGGTGCGTTTACAGCACGGGGTGCGCTGATTTACAATTTAACCAAGAGCAACAAATCGGTGGCAGTATTGGACTTTGGCGCTGACAAAACCACCACCTCATCGTTCACCGTTGTAATGCCAACTAACTCATCCACCACCTCATTGATAAGACTGCCATGATCACAACCACCAAAGGTCTGATGGACGAAGCCCTGCTGGACAAGCGGGAAGGAACCATCGAAAACGACAATGAAACCACGACATGGGTTGAATACTGGTTGGGTGGCGAATTGGTACACCGTTCTGCACATGTGGCTCTGAAAAAGTCCATGTTTGCAGGTCTTGAAGCAGCTTCACTAGGATAAATCATGGCAAACACACAGAGCATGTGTACCTCCTTCATGGGCCAGTTGCTCAATGGCGGTCACCAATTTGGCAGTATCACGCTGACCAGCAGGACTAGCTTGACTTCACCAACAATAGACACGTTTAAAGCCGCTCTGTATTTGGTAGGCGCTACTGTAAATGCCTCAACCACGGCATACAGTGCAACCAACGAGGTCTCTTCGACCAACTACACGGCGGGTGGGGAAGTTATCACCAACGCCAATGTGCCTGTAGCAACCAATGCTTCAGCCACTGCGGGTGTGGCGTACTGGACACCTTCGGCAAGTATTGTCTATGGGGCAAGCGCAACACCTGTGACCTTTGCTGCCTTTGATGCGGTGCTGGTCTACAACTCCACACAGGGTAATACAGCAGTCAGTGTCCACACCTTTAGCAGCCAGACGATCACGGCGGGTGTTTTTACGCTGACCATGCCAACAAGTTCAACGACCACTGCGCTTCTGCGGTTGTCAACAACCTAATGTCATGTCTCTTGGCTGGGGTGATGGTGCATGGAGTAGTGACGGATGGGGTGGCACACTCGCCATCACGGGCGTTGCAGCAACGGGAGCCGTTGGGTCAGTTGTAGCAAGTGTCAGCAGTGCCCTATCTGGTGTAGCGGCATCTGGGTTGGTTGGAACGGTTATAGCAACGTCAGCCAGCGCAGAGACAGGGGCATTTGCCAGCGGGTTTGTCGGGACGGTAGCTCCCAGCTTCTCGATAGCCTTGACAGGCGTGGTGTCGGCAGGTGCGGTAGGAACACTGGGAGTGGCACACTCCCCGGCCCTGACAGGGGTAGCGGCATCCGGTGCAGTGGGGTCAGTAGCACCTAGCCACTCACTTGCTCTAACAGGTGTGGCGGCGACAGGCGCGGTAGAAAGTTTTGGAATTGCTTTTTGGAGTGTGATTGACGATTCGCAGACTCCCGCATGGGGAGTGATAAATGTCCCACAGACCCCCGCATGGGGTGTGATATCGAATCCACAAACACCCACTTGGCAAAATATTGCAACGTAGGAGAATTTAATGGCAACAGCAGCAACATCACTTCTTGGTTTGGCACTCCCGGTCACCGGAGAGCTATCTGGCACATGGGGCGATACAGTCAATGTGTCTATAACCGCGCTGCTAGACTCAGCCGTTGCCGGGACAACCACCCTTTCGTCAGACGCTGATGTAACGCTAACAACGACCACATTGGCAGCAAACCAAGCTCGACAGGCAATTATCCTGTGGACAGCAGGCGGTACAGCTACGCGCACCATCACTGCCCCCGCGCAGAGTAAAGCCTACATCGTCATCAACAAGACCAGCAGTTCCCAGAGCATCAAGATTGTCGGGGCTGGCCCCACCACAGGTGTGACCATCGTTGCTGGCACAGCAGCTTTTGTGGTCTGGAACGGCGTTGATTTTGTAACGGCATCCGTGACCTCAACCACGGGTGTTCTTCCCGTAGCCAACGGCGGCACAGGGGTAACGACATCCACAGGAACTGGTTCTGTTGTACTAAACACCAGCCCGACCCTAGTCACCCCCGTTTTAGGAACACCCGCCAGCGGCACAGTCACCAACCTGACAGGCACAGCCTCAATCAACATCAACGGCACTGTCGGCGCTACGACTGCGACCACGGGTGCGTTTACTACGCTGAGTGCTACGGGGGCTATAACCTCCACAACGCAGACCGCAACCCCTGTAGCGGTGGCATCTCCAGCGTACAAAGCCGTTCTCGCTAACGTGGCAGGGCAATACGGGCTGGGCGTAACGTGGAATACAGCATCAAACTCACCTGCGATTAACATTCTGCAAACCAATGTTGGTGGGAATGGCGCTGCGGGTTCGTCGTTGCTATACATTGACAATCGTGGTACTGTAAACGACAGCATCCACGTTCAAAACAACGGCACTTCGCTTTTTCAAGTGGCCTACAGCGGCGCAGTCACTATTGGCGGCACATTAAGCGGCGGCACAAGCGGCACAGGATATAGCTTCTCAGGCAGTGCGCCAGCGGGTAGTTTGACGCTGGATACCAGCGGTAACTTGGGCTTGGGGGTTGCTCCGAGTGCTTACAACAGTCGTGGTTTTGATATTTCTTCTTTTGTTGGTCTTTCACAAAACAGTGCAGGTGCAGCGACTCTGGCGTTTAACAACTTTCAAAACAGCGCAGGGAACTACATATACAAAACAACAAACCCAGCGGCTAAATATGAATGCGGAGCAACTGGTTCTGGCGTTCATGCTTGGTACAACGCCCCATCAGGCACAGCAGGCAACCCCATCACCTTCACCCAAGCAATGACGCTGGATGCCAATTCAAGTCTTGCTGTGGGCGGTACAACTGTTGTTACAAGCAACGGGGGCGTCACAGCAAATACAACATCATCAGGCTCAATTGCTACCAGTTTTGCAATGCGTAATGCTGGAACCGCAAATGGTAGTGGCTCTTACCTTAATTTCAGAGGGGTAAGTAATACTAGTGCAGAGCATGATTATTGCTATCTAGCTATGGTGGCTGATGACACTACCGCAAAGTTAGGAAGCATAAGATTTTCAACAACTGCTGGTAGCGCCCCTGTAGAACGCGCCCGTATCGACTCCAGCGGTAACTTTCAACTGTCAACAGCATCAACAGGCATCCTAGCAAGTGATGGCTACACGATGCTTAACCAAACATCTTCAGTCATTACTGTTGGTGCTACTAATCGTTCTTTAGCGTTTGCTACTTCTGCTAGTGCAACTGCCGCAATTCTTGATACCTCCGGCAATCTAGGCTTGGGGGTTACTCCGAGTGCTTCGCTGAGTACCCGCAAGGTTTTTCAGTTTGGCGCTACGGGTTCAGTTGCCAACAACAGTGGCAATACATTGCTTGGCGACAATTATTACACCGACAACACCCCTGCAAATATTTATTTGACTACGGGATTTGCTACCGCATACCAACAGACTACTGGAGAGCATCGTTGGTTAACAGCCGCATCAGGCACAGCAGGTAACCCCATCTCTTTCACCCAAGCAATGACGCTGGATGCAAGCGGTAACTTGGGTATTGGGACAACTTCGCCGGGGGCAAAATTAGATGTTACAGGAGACATCACTATATCTAATTCTGCAAACGCTGCTACTGCAAATTTCTTTAATACTAATGCTAGTTTGACTACACAAGTAATACAATCAATTGCAGTAAAGGCGGCTGGTACAGATTTTACTTTGTTTAGAGGTACTTCAAATTCTAGTGTCCATGTATTTAATGTATTTGGAAATGGTAATGTTACAAACACAAATAATTCTTATGCTGGAATTTCTGATGTCAAACTAAAAGAAAATATTGTTGATGCCACTCCAAAACTTGCAAATTTAATGCAAGTCAAAGTGCGTAATTACAATCTTAAATCTGACCCATCATTTAAGCAAATTGGTGTTATTGCTCAAGAGTTAGAAACAATATTCCCTGCTTTGGTGGAGGAAACAAAAGATAGTGATGTTAAGGGTAACGACCTTGGCACAACAACTAAATCTGTAAAGTACAGCGTGTTTGTTCCCATGCTTATCAAAGCCATCCAAGAACAACAAGCCCTTATCACCCAACTCACCGCCCGTATCACTGCACTGGAGACACCATGATTACTTGGACAATCACCCAAACCGACTACGAAACCGCCAACGGTTTCATAACCACCGCCCACTGGACTGCTACAGCGGTAGACGAAGGCTACACCGCCTCTATCTATTCAACCTGCTCATGGCAGGCAGGCACTCCCACCATACCCTACGCCAGCGTAACGATGCAGGAAGTCTTGGATTGGTGCTACGCATCAGGCGTGGACAAGGACAGTACTGAGGCAGCACTGGCCCAGCAGATTGCATTGCAGAAGAACCCCGTAACCGCCACTGGCACACCTTGGTCAACAACATGAACCTAGAACTCGACGTAAACGAAATCAACTTTGTCCTGCAAACCTTGGGCGAGTTGCCCAGCAAGTCAGGCGTGTGGCCTCTGATCGTCAAAATCAAAGAGCAGGCCGAAGCGCAAGTACCGAAGCCAAATGAAGCCAGCACCTAAACCCGTTTTGTGGTTCCTGCAAGCCAGCAACTCGTTGGCAATCACGATGCCGTGGCGCACTGTCTACTGCCGCCCCGGTGAGGAAAATAACGCACCTCTCGCAGCGCATGAGGCTGTGCATTGTGAGCAGATTGAGCGTGACGGGGCTATCAAGTGGACGATCAAGATACTGTACTACCTGATGCGTTACGGCTACTTAAAAAGCCCATACGAAATCGAAGCAAGATTAAAAGCGGGATATTGATATGAACCTTGAAGCACAATTCTCTGCCCATGAAGCGGTCTGCGCTGAACGATACGCGCAGATAAATGCACGGCTAAAACGATTAGAGGGCGTGATCATGAAGACCGCCGGGGTGCTTATCGTCTCAATGTCGGCTATCGTTTATGCAAGCCTCACATTCCGTTGATCATGGAGTTTTTCGAAGCACTGGCAAAAGGTTGGCCGATGCTGCTGGCGTTGATTGGATTGATTATTGTGCTTGCGAAGATGGATATCAAGATTGCTGTGCTGGAAGAAAAAGTTAAATCGTTGTTTGAGATATTTAACCGCAAAGACAAATGAGGGCCAAACTCACTTTTTTCGTCACCCTGATGGTCAGCATGACCTTGTGTATTGTTGTCCTGTCAATGTCCGGTGTCATGTTGCTTGGACTGTTTGATCCACTCGTGGATAACAACAAGATTTTTGAGTTGGTTGGCCCTGCGTTTCAGACTATTGTCGGCGGCTTTATTGGCTTACTTGCTGGCGTCAAACTGTCCCATGAGGAAGAAAAGAAATGCTAACCCTACTCTCAACCCTGATCTCCTTCCTCGCTGGTGGCCTGCCCAAGCTGCTTGGTTTCTTCCAAGACCGTGCCGACAAGAAGCATGAGATGGCAATGGCCCAGTTGCAGATTGAGCGTGAGCTTGAGC